CGGTTTCCCTTGTGAAGAACACCGCAGCAACCGTTCGCGGCATCGGTGGCACGTTTCAGAAGAACCTGGCCGCAGAGCACGCCAAGGACAAGCAGAAGGAGATGAAGAAAGGCGAGCGTTCAGCTCTCTCCACACCAGGGCTAAAAGGCAGTGCGGCTGTCGGGGACGTGGTGTTCGGCTCAGGTAAGGGCGACGACAAGAAAGCCAAAGGCAAGAAAGGCCGCCGCTCAGCAGAGGAGATCGCCACAGGCGGCCGACGCTCCACCAGCATCACGATGAACATCTCCAAGTTCTTCGACACGCTGCACGTTCACATGACGGATAAGGCCGACACAGCCGAACTGGAGCGCATCGTGGTGCAAAGCATGAACCGCGCGCTGGCCATCGCCACCAGCACCGACCGCGGATAAACCAGTAAACTCATCAGCACATGAACAACGTAACGCGCTTTGCGCTTGAGAATATGGCACTCCGCATCACGGGCGGCAAGGTACCTCCCTACTGGCTGTTTCGCGATGCGGGCGTCCGACAAGTGGACGAGGGCGACTTCTCCGCCATCCGCGCCATGAGCGACGCCGAGCTTGCCGACATGGTTCGCACCAATGCCCTGGGGCTGCCGATGGCCATGCCGTTGAGCCTGAAACTGGAAGAGCCCGGCGCACAAGAATGGCTGCTGCCTTTCGAGCCGATGGTAAGCATCACGGGCAAGCACATCATCAAGCGGCGACAGGTGAACAAGGGCGTTATCCGCGGCTCGATAAAGGAGCGATGGGCGCAAGACGACTACGACATAACCATCGAGGGCGTGCTTATCGGCACCGACGGCCGCTACCCTTCGGCCGACGTGGCCCGGCTCAAGAACTTCTGCGAGGCGGCCTCCGTCACGGCCCTGTCTCCCTTATTGGAGGTGTTCGGCATATCTCGCTTGGTCATCGAGAGTTGGGACATGCCCTTCACGGCAGGCGAAGCCAACCAGAACTACTCCATTAAGGCGTATAGCGACGACATATACAAGTTGCTGCTAGGCATGAACGAATAACTCATAACGAAAGGACACGCACATGTACACAATGGCCTACGACATCACCATCGGCAATTACAAGCTCGGCCTGCTTGCTGCGGTTAGCGTGCACAAGAGCGTGGAGCTCTTGGCCGACACGTGCGAGATAACCTTGCCGGCGGCGCAACTCAACGCGGCTCTCGACGTGGAAAGCCGCATAAGGCGCGGCGATCGCGTGACGGTGAGGTTCGGATATAGGGAAACGGGGCTGGTGGAAGAGTTCAGCGGATGGCTGCAACGCATCGCCACTGACGGGGGCGACATCAAGCTGTTCTGTGAGGACGACTTGTTCACGTTCAGGAAAGACATCCCCAATGAGGTTCTGAAACAAGTGTCGCTCTCCGAGCTGCTAGCCCATATAATAAAGGGTGTGGGCAAGGAGTATAAGGTCAATTGCACCTACACATGGACCTATGCCAAATTCGTCATCCACGACGCCACCGGCTACGACGTGTTGAAGAAGGTGCAGGAAGAGTGCGGCGCGGATATCTACATCCAAGACAACACACTGCACGTGCATCCACCGGGCGAGGTGACGGGCACGGAATGCCGATACGACTTCGCCCTCAACGTAGAAGATGCCGACCTCACCTATCGGCGCGCCGAAGACAAGAAGGTGCGCGTTGTGGTGAAGGCCTTGATGCCCGACGGCAAGGTGAAGGAGGTGGAAGTGGGCAGCACTGGTGGCGAGAAGGTGGAGGTGAAATGCCATGCCTCGGACACCGCCTCAATGCAGGCGCGCGGTGAGACCGAAGTGCGCCGCCGCAGTTTCGACGGCTACGACGGCAGCATCACCACCTGGTTGGTGCCGCAATGTGTGCCGGGCGATACGGCCACGCTGCACGATGCCGACTATCCGCATAAGGACGGCACCTACTATGTGCGGGCCGTCACCACGGAGTTCTCCGAAAACGGCGGCGTACGAAAAATAGAATTAGGCTTCAGATTAAGCTGACCGCAGATAGCCCAGCGGGCGCGAGCCATCTTTTCACCCTTTCACTTTTTCACCCTTTCACCTTTAAAGTATGGACAACTACAAGGAACTGGCGCAACTGGTGCGCAACGCAGCCGGCAAAGCCCAACTCACACTGATGCAGGGCATCGTGCGTAAGGTTAGCGGCTTGACATGCGAAGTGGAGATTGGCGGCATCGCCGTACCAGACGTGCGACTACGCGCCTCCGAGGCTGCAACAGACGCGCAGATGCTGATAACGCCCAAGGCGGGCACGGCGGTGATTGTGGGCAGCCTGTCGGGCGACTTGACACAGCTCGTTGTCTTGGCCATCGACCACGCGGAGAGCATAACGATAAACGGCGGCAAGCTGGGCGGGCTGGTAAACGTCGAGCAGCTCACGCAGAGGATTAACGAGCTGGTTCAGGCGTTCAATAATCACACCCACCAAGGCTTTCACGGGCCGACTGGCCCTCCCCTCAAGACTGCGCAGCAGCTTAAACGAGGAGATTACGAAGATACGACAATAAAGCATTAGGCAATGAACGGCATACAGTTGACGGATTTCACCCCCGCTATCCGCGTTAGGCGAGACGAGCAAGGTAAGATAACCTCGGGGCTGCAAGTTGGCGACACGCTGCGGCAGAACCAGGCACTCATACTGGCACTGAACAAGGGCGAACTGAAGGAACGCCCCTCGGTGGGCTGCGGTATAGCCGACATGCTCATGGACCACGACCCGCTATATTGGCGCACCCTGATACGCGAACAGCTGGAGATGGACCGCCAACGGGTGAACAACATTAGAATTACGCCGAAAGGCATCGAGATCGACGCAACATATTAAAGACAACATAACATGATAGAACATTTCTTACAAAAACTTTCCGAGGCACTCTCCACCGTGTGGGGATGGCTGCTGTGCGCAGCCTTGCTGGTTATGAATTTCATCGTCGGCTACGAGAAAATGGTGGGCTTCACCGTCATGGCCATCGTTCTTGATGCCGTGTGGGGCATTGCCGCGAGCCTAATCCAAAAGCGATTCGCACTGAGCGAACTGGCGCGCGACACAATCGCGAAACTCGCCGTCTATGGCACGGCCGTCTTTGTCTTTATACTAATAGACAAACTAACCGGTCTAAGTGGAGGGCTGACTACTAGTATTATTTGCATCGGCATCATCCTGGTTGAGATGTGGAGCATGTCGGCCAGTATGTTGATATGCTTCCCACACATGCCTTTCTTAAAAATTCTGAAGAAGGCCTTGGCCGGAGAGATAGCCAGCAAACTGAACGTAAAGCCCGAAGACGTGGCAGAGGCGTTGGACACATTACACGCGAAGAGGACATGAGAACAATTAAGTACATCGTGGTGCATGCCACAGGTGGTTCGCAGCGAACCACCATCAAGGAATTGATGTTGGAGTTCGCCAGGCTGGACTGGAAGGCACCAGGTTACCACTATGTGGTGCATGTTGACGGCAAGATAACCCAGCTGTTGAGCGAAGAGAAGGTTAGCAACGGCGTGAGAGGTTACAACCGCATGCTCATCAACGTGGCCTACATCGGCGGATTGGACGCCAAGGGCAAGTACGCGGACACGCGCACTCCCGAACAGAAGGAGGCCCTGCGGACACTGTTGAGCATGCTCCACAAGAAGTATCCGGCCGCCGAGATACGCGGACATCGCGACTTCTCGCCAGACCTGAACCACAACGGCATCATTGAGCCTTGGGAGTTCATCAAGGCCTGCCCTTGTTTCGACGCAAAGAAAGAGTATAAGGACATTTAACCCTGAGAGCAATGAGACACCTATTATATATACTTGCATTAATCATGCTGCTGGCCTCGTGCCGCACGATGCGGACAATAACCCGAAACAGCGAGGTGGACGTTCGCCAGCGCGACTCGCTCGTTGTGCGCGACAGCGTTGTGCTGCGCTACGTCACCGCCACGCGCGACAGCGTGACCATCCGCGACAGCGTGGTGCTGGTGAAGGACAGTTCGGGCAGGGTGATTGCCACCGAGCGATACCGCACCAGCGAGCGCACACGCGACACCTATGCCGACAATTCGGCCACGGCTATTCGCGACAAGACGCACGACAAGGACATATCCGCCCATCGACAAGACAGGTCGACGGACTCGAAATCCGGCTGGCCTACCCTAGGTACGATAATGGACATCGTGGGGTGGATAGCCTTCGTCTTGTTCCTCATTTTATTCGCACGAAAGCTATGGAGACGACGGTAAGTGACGGCCAGACGTTGGCCGATATTGCCGTACAGCAATACGGCGCATTGGAGGCGGTGGTGCGCCTGGCCATGGACAATGGCATGGCCGTGAGTGAAGCACCGCCTGCAGGCACACGGCTGCGCCTTCACGACGGCGAATACAACCGTCCCATGCGCCGCTATTGCCAGGCACACGGCATAGCCCCGGCCACACTGCGCGGTGATGGCGGAACAAGAGCGCGCATATTCAACGAGACTTTCAACGACACATTCAACTAGCGACTTATGGCACGAACCATTGCAGAGATAAAGCGCACGATGACCGATTCATTCATGGCCAACGCCACGCTGCGCGAGGCATACGGACTGGCGGAAGGCGCCACCTTCGAGGGCAGTTTTTCGGCGGTGAGCATCGAGAACATACTGTTCTACATTGTGGCTGCCTGCTGCCACGTGATGGAAGCCCTATTCGACCGCCACCGACTGGATGTGGACGAGAAGATAAGCCGAGCAGTGGTGGCCAGCGTACCGTGGTACTATAAGGTGGCACGGCAGTTCCAGTACGGCGACGCGCTCACCTTTGACGAAACCACCTCGCAATGGCGTTACCCCACCGCAGACGAGAAGAAACGGCTGGTGCGATACGTGGCCGTGCGCGACCGCGGTACGAGCATACAAATACTGGCATCTGCCGACAAGGATGGGCTGCCCAAACCGCTGCCTGCCGATGTTCTAACGGCATTCAAACAGTATATGAACCGCGTTAAGATTGCGGGTGTGGTACTCAACGTTCGTTCGCTGCCCGCCGACAGCATTCAGATGAGGGCTACGGTGCAGGTGGACCCGCTTATCCTTAGTGCGAACGGAACAAGGAACGGCGATGGGGCGAAACCCGTCGAAGATGCAATAAATGCTTACCTGCGCAGCATAACTTATGGCGGAACATTCAATAAGACACGCCTTGTGGACGCCATCCAGAGTGTGGAAGGCGTTGTGGACGTGACGTTGGCCGAATGCCTGTACAAGACGGCCGCCGACACCGATTACCGACCCATGGTTGGAAACAACTATACGGCAGTGGGCGGCAGTTTCGTCGCTATTGGACTTCAAAACTCTATAAGATATGTGGTATGACGTAGACTTCACCCGATGGGCCGTGCAGCTGCTGCCGCCCATACTGCGCAGCCGCGTGCTGGTGGCACTGCTTCGCATCATCATCATCCCCCTGGCCTATCTGCACCGCCTCTTCACGGATTATCGCAAGAAGGTGGCCGAGAGGCTCGACATCACGGCCAGCGTTCAGGACATCGAACGCGCGCTTAACCGCCGCTTCTTCTTGCGGAACAGGCAGATATACATCGAATCCGAATCTGACGACCGGCATCCGTGCCTATACTTCCAGGCAGAGAGCAAGCCGCCCACATTCCTAAACCCACGCATGACGTTATGGATGGACGGCGAAGTTCCAAGCAAGCCAAACTTCACAATATTTGTCCCCAGTTTCCTTGTCTCGTCGCTCAATTCCGAAGAAGACCGCCATCATGGACGCCACCTCGCGGAGATTATACGCATTGTTGAACGATATAAACCGGCTGGCCGACGCTATGCCATAACGATATACGAATATGAATAGACTTGTTTTTAATGAGGGTGGGCAGCCCATATTCCTGGACGATATCAAGCTGTTGCAAGACAACGACGCTGGTTTCAATCGCCAGTTCCTAAATGCCATAAGCGGGAAATCCTCCGCATTCTTGTTTCAGCCTTTGGATATGAAACCATTATCCGTAGATCAGGAGAAGTTGACGACGACGGCAAAAGTGTACGCAGGCTCAATTGTCGTTGCTGGTGAAATAATAGACTTCCCCGAATCAACGGTAACCGTTAAAACATGGTCTGACCCCTTATATGTTTGCATTAAGGAAACCGAGAACGAGGAGCGAGAATTTGAGGATGGACAGACAAGACCATGCAGAAAATCAGTACAGGCATACATAAGTACAAGTAAGGATGGTGCCAAGGTTTCCTACAACGTTCTTGAACTCCCGACATTGACCGAGCTTTTACGGAGAAACCTTGGCTTGGGGGGCGTAGACACTTGGAAAAACATTCCTGTTACGTTCTTCAATGGATACACTGGGCAAGTGCAATATCAGAAACAGGGCGGTTCCACACGCATAAAGGTCAAGATAAGCAGCATGAAGGGTGAATGGGATGCCATGCCCGGAAAGGGAATCATTTTTGAAGTGGACCCCCAAGTTGGTTCGTTTTTAAACAGAAAATGGAGTGGAACTTTTGGAACTGGTGGAGACGATGGCTCACACCTATGCGCCTTAGAGTTTTACGACGGGAAATGTTCTCTTAGAGACCTGCGAGAACTTTCAGGTGCATCTGATGTCCTGGACTCTCCCATAGAATGCCCTGTTTCACTGATTTTTGAAATATTGGAATAAGTATGGCAACGACAATATACGAACTCCAAGCCCGTGCCAAAGCCCTGCGCGAGAAAACGCAGGAGGGCAGCATCACCCCCGAAGAGGTGGGTGGGCTCATTGCCGACACGCTCGCCCTGTTGGCAGATGTGGAACAGACGGCGGGAAGCCTGCGCGTCAGCAAGGTCTACACCTCCAAGGCCGAGATGGAGGCCGACACCAACCCCGAAGACGCGCACCACCAGCCGCTCAAGGCTGGGCAGCTGGTGGCCATACATACCGACGGGGACAGCCCGGACAACGGCAACATCTACGTTTACCTCGCGCCAGGTTGGAAGCTTATCGGCAACCTCAACCGCGTGGCCATCGGCGAAGACCTGGGGCAGGCCTATCCTGGCACGAAAGGCAAGAGGCTGGCAGAAGACTTGAACAACGAGCGTATCGAGCGAACCGACAACGACGCCGCCCTGCAACGCGCCATCGCCAATGAGACGGACAGCCGCAGACAAGCCCTTACCGAACAGGCCGAAGTCCTGCGCCGCGAGACCAACAAGGCCGTGGCGGACGAAGCCACAGCCCGCGACAGGGAACTAACGTCCATCAGGCAGAGCATCCGCGACATGCAGGGCAATATCGGCAACGTCGAGGGATTCAAGCACGCGTTCTTGACGGAAGAAGAGTATAATCGCAAGCGGCAGGCGGGGGAACTCGACCCAGACCGCTGCTACTTCATAGAAGAATAAGCATGATACGCAAGAATAACCATCAAGCGGCGGCCGTGTATTACGGTGCGAGGGCGATAGCCGCCGTATATCGTGGCGTGCGACTCGTGTGGACAGCCATACGCAGCTGCTTCGGCTCGGGCGTGTGGCTTAGCGAAAAGAACTGGGTTGACAACGAAATTTGGAAATAAACATGGCAGAAGGGATTGACAAAAAACTAACGGACCTCGCCACGGCGTGGAACGGTTATAAAGGTTCACGCGTCGAGGAGTTCTTAAAAGAATACCTCTCGAAGCTCGAGGGCGTGAAGTTCGGTTTCGTGAACATCGAGAGCGGCGAGAACTCGCTGCAGACGATACGGTTCTTCCGCGACGAGCATGCGTACGCCGATTGGTTTGCCGACCGCACGGCAAACGCCGACCGCGTGCTAGGCGAGTTCTCCCTGTATAGCAACAAGCCCGTGGAGAGCTATACCATGCGCGCCATCATCACGCGCTACCCCGCCGCCAATATGGCTCGTGGGGCGCAGAACGCCGTGAGCCTGGCATACAACTGCTACTGGGGTGACAACCCTGCCGACCGCGACACGCAGGACGGAACGGCGACAGTAGAGGTGAACGGCGTGGCAGCTCCCGCACTGACGCGCCGGCTCAAGGCCAGCGGCACGGCCACGGCCAACGTCTACACCTTCGAATTGGGTGACTTGCTCACGGCCGAGACCAACGAGGTGAAGCTGCGCGTGACCAACGCACACGGTGCGGAGAAGGTATTCACCTTCAATATCAACACATACAGCCTCACGCTGGAATTCGACCCCGCATACGACGAAAGCCAGGTGCAGACGTCGCGCTGGTCGCTGCGCGTGCTGTGCCAGGGCGTGCCGGCTACGGTGTATTGCCGCATACAGGACGGCGGTCGCACCGACACGCTTACTAAAAGCATCCACAACTCTTCGGGCGAGTTCGTCATCGACGAACAGCACCGCTATGGCAGCGGCGCGCACGCCATCACGTTGTGGGCCGAGAATAAGGAACTGGGCTTGCGCACGTCCGACATCACCACCACCTATATTAAGGCCTCTTCCGGTCCTGGTGGCGTGGCTGCACTTTGTTTCGGCAAGGGCATCCCCACCACGGCGCGCCAGTTCAGCGTGGCAAGGCTGCCATACTACTTCTACTTGCCCGATGAGGATGCAGGTACGGCCGTATCGGTGAAGGCCGAGTTGCTGTACGGCGGCGGACAGAACGTGCGCCAGCTCTCCGTCCAGCAGGTAACGTTGAACCCGAACCACGGCAGCGGCCTGCAGACGCTCAACGTGGCGTTCGACGAGGCAGAATATCTGCCCGAGGTGACGGTGCGCATATCAGTGGGCGGCGTGTCGGCCGAGTGCAAGATTAAAGTACAGGGGCTTGGCATCGACCTCGCGCCTGCCGACGAGTGCAAGGTGTACCTGCCCATGCGTGGCAGGGCAAACGGCGACGAAAGCGCGCAGAACATCGTGGCCACATACCGCGGCCGGCAGACGGCGCGACTGGTACGCTCTGACAATTTCCGGCTCGACGACAACAACGGCTTTATCGACGGACAGGGCATGACCATCCGCGCAGGCAAGAACGTCACGCTGAAAGACTTCCTGCCGTTCGGCTCGGACTTCGGGGCGAACGGATCTAAGCAGGGGCGCACCATCGAGTTGGAATTCGAAAGCGGCATCTGCTCGGACGAGAATGCCGTCATCGTCGACTGCATGGACAGTGGGACGGGTTTCCGCGTGTATGCCAACCGCGTTGAGCTGGGCTGTGCGACGGGCAACGTGATAACCTACTACCCCGAGCAGAGCCGTGTACGCCTGGGCGTGGTAATCGACGGCACCACCACCCACACGCGCAACAATCTGGGCGGCGGCAGCGTGGCCGAAAAGGACGTGAACCTGGCCTACCTCTACATGAACGGTGTAATCGTGCGTATGTTCGACTATGCCACGGCATCGTGGAAACAGGGCGCACCCAAGGAACTCGTGATTGGCAGTCCGCAGGCGGAAGTGAAGTTGTACTCCATCCGCATGTACGATAAGGCCCTGAACTTCGCCCAGATGGTGGGCAACTACGCCTACGACACGCCCGACATTGAGGACGTGACCGACCGCGAAGGGCGGTTCGTACGATTCGGAAAGGTGAGCATCGCCAAGCGCAATGACATTCTCAACAGTGTGGGCGACATCCACAATCCGGATGAGATTGTGTCCTATAATAAGGTGCGCAAAGCTTTGCCTGACACGCCCGTGGCCGTGTGGGACATTGAGGCCCTGCCCTACAACAAGAACAACCCCAACGTGCCAATCACCGCCACCGAGTTCCTCAACCCGCAATGGGACAAGGCGCGCGATGGCTGGGCTGGTGCCCCATTCAAGGTTGGACCGCACGCCTTCAACGCCGACGGCACGTCGAGCAACGGCTACCCTCTTCCGTACAAGAACTGGGCGGAGACGTTCGAGACGTTTTCGGGAGACCCCGTTACGCTGACGCTAGACCCGGGGCACAGCGACGAGCAGTCCACCTCGTACAGCATCACGCGCGGTGTGTCCGAGGGTGAAAAGGAAATGGTGCACAAGGTGAACTTCGCCAGTTCAGAAGGCATATTCAACGTGCTTGCCATGAACCTCTTTCAGGAGATATTGCTTGGCTGCGCGCGTAACGACATGGACCTCTATACGTCGTTCCAACGCGCACAGGCGATGCAAGGCAAGGAGGTGACATACCGCAAGAGCCTTAGCGGACTTTCGGAGATAGGGTTCAGGAAAACGGCGGCCACGGCAGCGAAAGAGCCCACATTCCTCTCCATATATAATATGATAAACAACAAGTACAGCGCATCGTTCCTCGGTTTCCCGAAGAAAGACCACACCAAGGCGCAAGTGTGGGAGATTGACGAGAACGTGAACTTCTTCAACCGCGAGATGACGCTGCACGAGCTGCTGGCCGACGGCACGGTGCGGCAGAGCAACGGAACGGACAGCGCGGGACCGATGTACTATGCGCGCGTGCCGAAGAAGTCGCCCACCAACAAGAAGAACAAGTTTGGGCAGGTGAAGTCGGCCACCGACGACATCGAGGCCGCCAACAGGGAGCTGGCCGTCATCCTCCGCTTCCACAACTGGGTGGTGAGCTGTAACCCGCACCTGCCTGAGCGGTATAAGGCCGAACATGGCGAATACAGGCTGCTCGACCAAGCGGTGACGTACAATGGCGTGACGTACGACCGCGACACGTCCGCATATCGTCGCGCGCGGTTCGTCAACACCTACCGCGATTATCTCGTGAAGGACGATGTGCTGTTCTACATTGTGTTCTGCGTGTTCTTCCTCGGCATGGACTCGCTCGACAAGAACATGAGCATTGCCTTTGACGACATCGAGCTCAATCCCGACGGCAGCGTTAAGACGGCGCACGCACGCCTCTTCTTGCGCGACACCGACACGCAGAGCCTCTTCAATAACTCGGGCGCGCTGATGTACAAGTACTGGGCCGAGTGGAACGATGCCTTTAACCCCACCACGGGCAAGACGCAGCCCATAGCAGGCGAGACCTACGACAACGACAACCACGCATGGCTGCCCAAGATGGACGAGGGTTACTCGCCAGTCTTCAACGGTCGCCTGTCGGGACTTGTCGACCTTGTTTGGCAGTGTTGGGGCGACGACCTGGCCGCGATGTACAAGTCGATGCGCGACAACGGACTGGAAGCCTCCAACATATTCCGCCGCTACACAGATTTCTGGCGGCAGTGGTGCGAGAACCTCTACAACGCCGACGCGATGGGTTATGCCAATACTGGCCACTTCACCAAGGCCTACGGCGACAAGCTCAATCTCATGCAATACTTCCTGGAGAAGCGCAGCCGCTACATGGACAGCAAGTTCTGCTGTGGTGCAAGCGTGGTGAACAACCTGCGCATGCGCCTATACGAGCAGGGCAAGGGCCTAGCCATCAAGCTCTATTCGCCCTTGTATGCGAGTGTCCAGTGGGGTGCCAACAACTTCTCGACCGTAAGGAACATCGACGGTGGCTATGCCCTGATCCCCTTCGGTTTCACCAACCCCCAAAACGCCACCTTCGATATTGACGACGCCGACATGATTACCGACATCAAGACGTTCACGCGGCGCGTGGGTGGGCAGGTGACGTATTCGGGTCTCGAAGGTCTTGGAGACTTCGAGTTCGATGCCAACATGCCGCTATTACGCCGCCTTGAGGAACTGGTGATGGACTATGCGCCGCAACGTCCCAACACGCGCGAACGCGGCACGGCCTTCGACCTGTCGAAATGTGTCATGCTCCGGCGCGTCATCGTCCGCAACGTGAGGAACCTCGCCAAGGTCATTCAGTTGGGAAGTGGCGTCTTGCAGGAGGTGGATTTTACAGGAACGCCCGTTAAGGGTGTGGTGATGCCCGAGAACGGTACGCTCACACGCCTGGTGCTGCCCGATACCATCGAGGAGCTGACGCTGCGCGGATTGGATGCCCTTGAGCCAGGCGGACTGAAATTGGGCGGGCTGGCCAATGTGAAGAAGTTCCGCTACTCTGCCTGCCGCAAGCTCAATGGATTCGACATCTTGCAGCGTATTTATACTGCCGGTGCAAAGCCCACCGACATCGAGATGGACGGACTGAATGAAACGCTCGCATCGCTTGACACGCTTGACCTGCTGGCCGAGGCTGGGGCAAAACTTAGTGGGCGAATAACGCTGCGGGGCGTCACGCCAGACTTCCGCGCAAAGCTGCGTTACGTGCAGGCCTGGGGCGACGTGGACAACCCCCGCAACCCGCTGTACATCGTGTACGAGCGAATATCCGTGAGTTCGGTGACCATTTCGGGCGACATATATGTGCAAGAGGCGGGCGTTGCCTGGCTGAACATCTCGCCCGACAACGTACGTGCCAACAGCGTGCGCGCCGTTGAATGGAGCATGGTGGCTAACCCCTACGCCACCATCGATGCGCGTACGGGTCGAATGGCAGTGACGCGTGTCGGCTCGGACGAAACGGCTAAAGCACAAGTGGCGGTTACCGTCACTGTGGACGACGGCCGACAGCTTACCGCCACCGATACGGTGTACTTCTACAAGCGAGCTCCGCAGGTGGGAGACATCATCTACGCGGACGGTTCTTGGAGCGACAAGCACAATAAGAACAAGACACCAATAGGTGTGTGTTTCTACATATCTGCCGACGGAAAGGACCGTCGTATGATGGGGCTGAACAAAATCAACGGCCGGCTGTATGCCTGGGGACCCACATCCAGGGAAACGGATCAGCTGGCTAGGCTGGCAAGTGAACCCGCACGCGACCTGTCTGTCGTAAGGGGGATGAGCAGGACTTACCCCAAGGACATGATCAGCGACTGGTACACCTTGGAAACATCCATCCTCGACTATCCGAGAGGCGCAAAGGTGCCATACGGCTTATATAACACCTTATGCATTATCCGCCAGCGCAACGACATCCTGCAGGATGAAAACTACAATATGGAAGTGCCGCAGGCGTCGGAAGGCGTGTCCGAATTGGAGAATGTCAAGAAGGTCATAGCCAAATACGATGGACAAGTGCAAGCTTACGTGTACTATCCACCTGCAAGCCTGTGTTATGCGTTTTCACCGAACACATTCAAGGAAGAGCGTCTCTCGGAGAGGTTCTATCCTCACAAGTGGTATCTGCCTTCGGCTGCAGAACTGAAAACGATACTCGACAGCATCGCCAAGGACTACACCTCGCCCGACAACTTCCTTAATCGGGCATTCGCCTATGGACTGACGGAAGAAATAGTCATTACGGGCGGTGTGTACCAAAAAACGCTTGAGGGATCCCAAGAAACGTCAGTGTGGAGACGTTTATTTGGCAGTGATGGCACACCGTCCGAGTGGTTCAAATACGCCTCTGCATTCTACGTCATCCCTGTATGCCAATTTTAACACAAACAACAATGGATAAAGTAATCAAAAGAATTGAACAAGGGCTGGTGAAGGTATTGCTCTTCCCTTTCGACAGGGAAGAGCCACTTGAGCTACTCGGCTGCGGCCTTTGCAAGGACAAGGTGACCGCTGCGCTTGTTCGGCTGAAATACAGTCAAGAGGAGGTGGAGGCACTGCTGTGTGAATACATGGCACGCCCTACCGACAAGGCTGCCAAGCAGGCGTTCGACGGGCTGATGGCTTATCGGCGCGAATGCGAGGCGGAAGCTGACAAGCTGATGGAAGAATACGAGAAATTGCAGACTTAGTTCTGCATGGGTTGGGGACAAAAAGCCCCCGACCATTGTTAAAAGCAACTGGCAATCACTTATAACAAACCGCGGAAGCGTGTGGTCGGGGGTAAGTCCTCGTCCACGCTTTCGCGGTTGTGCGTTAATAAGTGATTGCCGATACAAAGATACTAATAAAATTCAGGATAACAAAATGACACACACAATTTATCAACAAGCACCCCTGCCGTTTATGGGGCAAAAAAGAAAGTTCGTTAAGGCATTCCGCCAGATTTTGAGGGGCTACCCCGATGACGTGACGATAGTCGACCTGTTCGGCGGTTCTGGCCTGCTCTCGCATGTTGCCAAGCGTGAGAAGCCGAACGCCACGGTTGTCTATAACGATTTCGACAATTACCAGCGGCGCATTGCCGCCATACCGCGCACCAATGCGCAGCTGGCTCGCATTCGTGAGGTCACCGACAGCTTGCCGCGTGGTAAGGTGATACAACAGCCATTCCGTGACCGAGTATTGGAAATCATCGCAGAAGAAGAACAGCAAGGCATTGTCGACTACATCACGCTGTCGCCGTCGCTCCTCTTCTCGATGAAATACGCCAACAATATGGACGAACTCGTCAAGCAAACGTTCTATAACACTGTACGGCGAAACGACTATTGTGCAGCCGGCTACCTCGACGGTCTGACCATCGTGCGCAAGGACTACAAGGCCCTCTTCGCCGAATACCGCGACAAGCCCAATGTCCTCTTCCTCGTTGACCCGCCCTACCTCTCCACCGAGGTCGGCACTTATACTATGACTTGGAAGTTGTCCGATTACCTTGATGTTCTCACCATTCTCCAAGGCCACGACTATGTGTACTTCACTTCGAACAAGTCGCAGATAATCGAGCTGTGCGAATGGATAGGGCGGAGCCGCATCAACCGCAACCCGTTCGAATGTGCGCACCGCGTGGAAGTGAACACCACGATGAACTACAATAGTGCATACACCGACATCATGCTTTACAAGAGGATGGGTGCATAATCAAGAACGGGAATTCGAAAACCCCCCCAAAGGGGTTTGAAAGGCCTGTTTTTTT